TCGCGGTCGCGTAGGCCCTCAAAATCGAAATCTGGGTCGATGAGTTCATCGTCGAAGAATAATTCCCCCCATTGAGTAAACCCAAAGAGCAAGAAACCGTGTCCCTGGAAATCGGGGACTACACCGTCCACGTCTCCGTCGTCTTCACCCGTGTGGACGACGAGAAGATGTGGCACGAATACGAACTGATCGGCATCGAGTGTCCCGAGCAGGTGGACCTGGCTGACACCGGCCTCACCGAGGACGACATCCAGCGCGAGATCACCGACCACTACGCCTTCGTGACGGAGAACTCGATTGAGCCTCCTCTGGAGGCTCTGGCCTTCGTCATCCAGGCGTCGGAGGACCGACCTGCTGGCGTGACCTTGAGCGAGTCTGGTCTGGAGAATATGAAGCGGGTCAAGGACTGGTTCGTGCAGGCGGGTGGTAAGCTCCTGCCCCCGATTAGGCGGTAACCTGCGAAAAACGACCAAAAGGGGCGATTCTTGCGAATCGTCCCTTTTTTTGTGCCTCCGTATTTGCCCCAGGAAGCCTTTTGACGACCTGACCCTAGGTAGGCATCACCCGAAACCGCCAACCCAGCCAGGTGGCTCAATGTGAGGGGCGCACGGGGCTACCGACGAATCGATCGAGACCACGAAGTCAGCACCGGCCTCCTTCGCCCAGGTCTTCTTGATGACGAGGCTGGAGACCGACGAGTCATCCTTGATCAGACCGGCCCTCATCATCGCGTCGAGGGCGAGCTTGGCTAGGTTGTCCGCGTCTGGGCGGAAGGTATGGGGCTTGCCCCAGCGGTCCTTGGCCTTGGTGGGCATACGGAAGACCATCGTGACGTCGAGGGGACCGCCGGCTAGGCCGTGAGCGTCGAGAGCCAGACGAGCAGCCCGTTCGACGAGTACGATCCACCGTTTGGCGTTGGCGTCTGCGACGGAGACGACGCGCCCCCTGACGAGTCTTGGTCTTGGTTGTGGCCTAGGGGTACCCTGGGCGGAGAATTTGATCGGGTTCATTTTGGGTAAGAGGTTGGCTTCATACTATGAGGCACTCGGGATGCCTTGCCTGAAAAGGCAATGGGCAAAGCCCGAGGATGCCATTAATAGTATTAATAGGGGGCTTCCTCGCTTCCTCGTCGTTCTGTAAGTATCGCATTTGCAACGAGTTCCGATGAGGAAGGGGGGGGTGTCATTTTTGCCAAAAAGGAAAGGAAGGGGGGTAAATCGCACTTAAGTCGTTGATAATCAACAAAAGTGGTACCTTCCTCGCGCGGTTTGAGGCACGAGGAAGAGGGGGGTAAAACACCCCTTCCTCGCGACGCGATTATCAACGACTTACGAAGCATCTTTCAGTCCCAGTCCGAGAAGTCCAGATCACGGGAAGCCTCTTCGATGGCCTCCATAAGTCCCTCGGTGAAGCAGGGGTCTTCGTCGATGCCGTCCTGGTCCGTGCAGGAGACGATGCTGGTGGAATCCCAGTCGATCTCCCAGTGCCCGCACTCCTCGGTCTGACGACGACCACCCCAGTCGTGGTCGAAGGAGTCATCGACCCACTGGACATCGACGTCCAGGACGACGTCGTAGGTAACGCCCTTATGGCGCACGATCAGTCCCCTCTCGCTCATCGGTCCACCTCCCTGTCCCGGATGCCGAAGGTGTCATTGCGGACCAGCTTGAACTGGTCGGTGGTCATATGGCGGATGATCCCGTCGTGGTCCAGGACGACCGCGAAGACGTCGTTGGAGAAGGTGCCTCCGTCGCGGACGTAGATGAGCATCCCGTAGCCGAGGGGGGTCTCGACGAGGATGGGGTTGCGGAATTCGTGGATCATCGTTTGACGGACTTGTGGTGGGTGAGCCAGCCGTGACCCTGGACGTAGGCGCTGACGATGTAGTTGGTCTCGCCCGGAAACTTCTCGATGCGGACGTTGTACGAGTCCTCGTCGATCTTGGAGGCGACGTCCTCGATCAGGTTGACGATGAGGTTGTCGGCCCAGGCTTCGAAGCCGAGGCGGTTGACGTTTGCTTGGTCGGGGTTCATTGGTCGAGTTCCTCGTCGAGCTTCTTGTCGAGATAGGCGATGTTGTTCTTCAGACGCGCGACCTCCATCCGCAGGAGGCTATTCTCCTGGCGCAGTTCGTTTATGACGACGTTGAAGCCGGCCTCAAGCAGACGCTTCTCGTTCTGCATTTTCCTGATGTCATCCGCCAAGACGAGCATCTTGGCGTAGTCGGTGATCTTGTCGCTCACGACCGAGGGTCCTCCAGGAAGTCGAGTCGGGCTTGAAGTTGCTGGTTGTCTTCCTTCAGCTTGTCCGCTTCAGCCTTGGATAGTTGGCAGAGTTTCTGCCAGTTGTCGGAGCATAACTGAAGCCGGGCGACTTCCGCCTTGAGGCGTTTGACGTCATCCTTCGCCAGTTCAGCCGCGTAGAGAAACGCGGTCGTTGGGTCGGGTTGTGATTTGAGTTCTTCGACCTCGGCCTTGAGGCGCAAGATCTCCTTGTCGGTTGCGAGGGCGACGGAGACGGTCACCTGTTCCAGAAGCTTCAGCACTTCGGTGCGGAGGGCTTTCTCGTAGGCGTCGCGTTGGTCGGTGACCCTGGCGAGTTCAAGACGCAGGGTTACTATCGGATCGTGGTTCTGTTCGTTCATCGGTGTTGGGAATTTCGATAGCCTTGGAGACCTCGATGCCGGTGGCAACAACGGTCTTCATCGAGTCGAGCCAGTTGCGGGCCTTGTCCGCGATGTCCTCCAGCTCGGAGACGGACATATCCTGGAGGTCCTTCTTGCCTCGGTTGCCGACAGCCAGGGCGGCGGCTACGGCGGAGAGTCCGTGACCCGACGCCTCCAGGGTCCATCGGGCGGCCTGGAACTGGACCTGGGCGGGCGTGGCGGGGTCATCGAGCAGGCGGTTCATCACGCTCCACGCCTTGGTGGCGCCCTTGGTCTTGATCTCCGTGTCGCGGTGGATCTCGATGGCTTCGCGGACCTTGTGGTTCTTGAGCAGGGCTGCTCCGTTGGAGCCGTCGTAGCCGACGGCTTCGGCTGCGGCCTTGGCGTTGCCACCGTTGGCGACGTAGGCTTCGACGAACATCAGCTGTTGCTCGGATAGGATGCCCCCTTCGGGTTCCTTGCGGACGATCAGCCCGCCCTTCCATTGGTCCTTATCGGTTTGTTTCTTCATCGCGTTGTTTCTTGAGGGCTTTCCAGTCGATGCCGTTGACCTTGCAGAACCGGTGGATGTTCTGGAGGTGTACGCCCCCGAGGGAGTCCGCCACCTGTTCCAGGGTCTTGCCGGCCTTGACTCCGTTGACGATGGCTTCCCGCCAGCCGGTCTTGTCGAGCTTCCTGCCCTGGCCCCGCTCGGAGGTCTTCCAGCGGATGCCGAGTATCTTGAGCCAGTTGTAGACGCAGGGCTTGGAGTAGCCGAGCTTCTTGCAGGCTTCCCGCAGGGTCATCCGCTCGTTGTTCATACGGTGCAGGTGGGGGCGCATCTCCATCAGGCGGAGGGCGGTGGAGTGGAACATCTTGTGTCCCCGGAAGGAGACGGCTCCTCGCATCACGCCCCGATGACCTCGGAAGGCGATGAGGGGGGACTTGATGATGACTTCGTATAGGTCGCTCATTTGACGTGGATGGCTCGGTAGATCTTCATCGCCTTTTCGAACTTACGATCGTCCAGCATAGGCGAGGAAGCCTGGAAGTTGTAGCGTTTGAAGCCCGAGTAGCCCAGGTTGTAGGCCAGCCAGGTTTCGTGGGCGTAGGCGTTGCGCCCGATGGCCTTGGAGACGCGGTCCCGCAGGTGGGTGAGCCAGGTGCGGGCGTACTCCCTCGCGATGGCCGGATCGTGGGCCTTGGAGTAGGGGTAGGTCTTGAGGGAAGCTTTCCGACGGATGTCGGAGGTGTCCTCCCAGGCTTCCTTGTGGAACTGGAAGCGTCCACGGGCTTTCTTCCCATCGCCCAGTGCGGCGTCGGGATTCTTCTCTCCGCCTGTCTCGATCTTCTCGACTGCGTCGAGCCAGGTGTCTGGTACGGGTGATGCCACCACGGTTGCGCTCACGCTAAACAGCAGGTGGGCGACGATTTTTTTTACTGGGTTCATTTCGGTTGGTTGGGGATGACACGCTTGTCTTCTTTTTCCCCTGTGCAACCTTTTTCTTTTTTTTCCTCGGGCGTCCCGTGCCGGAGATCGGCAGCCCGCCGGCGTCACCGTATTTCCTGACCCCCGCCTCCACTATCAGCCGGCATCTTTCCCAGAGCGAGAGGTTGTCTCTTCCGTCGTCTGCCAGTCTGATGATGGGGCGGTTGTTCATATAGCCTTGATGACGATCCTCGACTCCGTGTCGTAGGCGTACGTCTCCCAGTCGGGAGGGTCGTAGGCACCGGAGTTGATTTCGGCCCCCACTTCGTCCGTGGCGATGGGGCCGTTGGGGATGTCGAGCCACTTCTTGTCCTTCCCGCCTTTCGCGGCGGCGGCAACGATGGCCTTGGACATAAGCATCTCGTCGATGAGGTGGGCGAATTCGCCCGGACCGATGTTCCGCAGGACGGGCGGAAGCTCTCCGCGTCTGCGGTAGAGGCCGGACTTGGCGTTCTTGCCTTCGATGGAATAGGGGTGACCGTTGCGGGCGCCCAGGGTGACGGCGGCGAGCATCCACGCCTGGCGTTCCATATAGTTGATGTCGTTGAACTTGTCCTGATCGGTGACATCGACGAGGAGTCCGGACTGCGTACGCAAAAGCGTACGTTCGCCGTCGAACATCTCGGGGTTGTTGGCCTTGATGACCGCCAGCTTCCAGAGTGCGCCCCGCTTGGGAGCCAGGCGGAGGGCCTTCATCCGTCGGTCATAGTCCGAGCAGTGCCATACCCCGATGTTACAGCGGAAGGCGGACGGCAGGGCGGACGAGCCACGGATCGCGGCCTTCATCTGCTCGGCGTTGCGGATGGGTTCGTCTCCCTGCTTGCGGATATGGTGGACGACGATGAGGGTGGCGTTCAGCTCCCCGCAGATCTGGCTGGCGACACGGATGAATTCATTGATGACGGTGGCGGAGTTCTCCTCACCGTGCAGGACGGAATTCAGCGTATCGATGACCACTAGTTGTAGATTCTTGATGTTCTTCAGGAGTGCGAAGAATTCAAGCCATTTGCGGGAGGCGCGGGCCTCCTGGGTACGCGGGTCCTTCTCGACGAGGGGGAAGGCTCCGCCCGAGTTGATGGTAGGCAGGATGATGAGGTCATCGCCGGCGGCCCGACGACGTTCCCCGTTGGGGTCCATGTCGTGGAGGCGGATGTGGAGTTCGTCCTTGTCATCTTCGGTGGTCAGGATGACCACGGCCCCCTTACGCATCACGGGCATACCGCCCCAGGTGTCACCCTCCTTGTTGCCGGCGACCTTGAGGGCCAGGTCCAGCATCAGGAAGGTCTTGCCGGCACCGCCTTCGGCGACGAGCAGGTGGTGCTTGCCGGCCAGGATCAGCTTGCCGACGAGGAACTGGCGGGAGGGCGGGGCGTCGAGGGACCATCGGTGTGCGCCCCAGACAGCCAGGCCCTGGCCTTCCTGCAGGATGGGCTTCTCCGGCTCGGGCATCGGACCGTGGCTGGAGATGTCCCTGCGGAGCAGGCCCTGCCACTCGGTATTGAAGCGGGCGTCGGGCCAGGGCGGGTCCATATGGGCCAGCATCCAGCCGTGGGTGGCCTGCTTGGCCTCATCGACGGACATATCGCCCTTGCGGGCGACGTGCAGGTAGTGGCCTGCCACGCGGGTGAAGGCGGACCAGCGGGTCTCACCGCCTTCGGCTCCTGCGGCGACGTCGGTGGTGAGGGCTGCGGTGGTGTCGCTCTCGGGCTTGAACAGGGCGCCCACCTTGGCGGCCTCTTCCTTCATCGCCCAGGGGCTGGCCGGGAGCAGGGCGACCTTGGTCGGGAAGCCGGCGTCCTCGACGGGTTCCGAGAGTCGCTCGATGGTGACGAGCCTCATCACGCCCGACTTGCCGTGGATGGATCCGGCGACGCGGATGGGCTGATGGGCGCGCCCATAGGGGTTGCCATCGACGCCCAGTCCGAACTGGATGTCGGCACCGCACTTGCGGGCGATGGAGTCACGCAGGCTGACGATCTCCTGGACGGAGACGTCCGGGCTGACGGACCAGTAGACGTGCCGCTTGGGCTTGCCTTCTTCGGTGGTGCCGCCCGACAGCACGACCATCGAGGCCGGTCCGAGATGCTCTTCCGCGAAGGCGAGCTTTGCGTCGGTGTCACCGGTGTCGAAGTCGGCGCACACGGTGCGGAAGGTCTCGCAGTTCTCGGCGGTGCCACGGCACTCCTTCAGGGTGCATGGGACGATGAACGTCGCGACGCTGTGCTGTCCCCAGCGGGCCGCGTGGAAGGCGACCGACATCGAGAAGCGACGCCAGCCCAGGGAGCCTGGTTCCAGGAAGATGTCCTCGCGGAACACGCCTTCTCGATCGGTGCCTTTCTCGCCGATGCCACGCAGGCAGACGAATCCGGTCGGGTTCTCTCCGAAAAGGAGACGGAGGTGCGAGTCGATGGCCGGACCATCGACGGAGAGCTTCTTGCTCATCGTCAGATGAAGCGGATGAAGATGGGGGTCTTCGAACCGACGTACGAACCTGTGACGTTGTACGACATATGGTCCATCGCGTCTTCTTCGCTCATCCCTTCGACGACGAAGAAGATCTCGATGCACTTGTCGTGGTCGTAGACGACGACGGGTTCCATCGAGCCTGCGGTGACGCCGACGATGGCCGCCTCAAGGCCGTCGGCCAGGAGCAGTTCGTCGCCCATCTCTTCGGCGATCTCATTGATTTTCTTGAGGTTCTCCTTGCCCTCCTGGATGAGCATATCCTTGAGGGGATTCTTCTTCACTTTTTTGGAAGCCATGAAGGTGTGATGTTGGTGTTGATATTGGGTTGGGTGAAATCAAATCTGTTCGTGTCCTGCTGGACGGGCTTGCGGTTCCAGCACCGTTCGCGGAAGTCGCACATCGACTTGCATCGGTAGTCCGAAGGGTCGGTATAACTGCGGGGAATCTCCTCGGGGTCAACGGTGGACACGATGACGGCGATCTTGTCGATGAAGTCCTGGCAGTCGCGCGAGTTGAACGGGATGACCTCGACGAAGATCTCGGCGGTGTCGCGGTTGAGGCACGTGAACAGGCACGACTCCAGGTTATAATAGCCCATATAGATCTGCACCTGGGCGTAGTAGATGGGCTTGCTGTCCTTGATGCCCTTGGCGACGGTCTCCTTGAAGGACGAAGCTCCGAGGGCCTTGTTCTCCCAGAGCATCGGGTACTTGAGGCCGGGGATTTCCGGACCCGATTGGACGACGCCGTCCAGGTGTCCCTTGAACTTGCCGTCGATGTCCGAGATGCCGATCTGGCGACCGTCGGGCGTGTGCGTCTGGAGTTCGAAGCCGGCGATGCGAAGGTAGTCCGCCATGCGGGACTCGCCGTCGTGGCCCATGTCGAAGATACGCAGGGTGGTGCCTTTGAAGTCTGCGCCAGGGTCCTTTTCGAACTGATGGTACTCGTAGGCGAGCTTGCGTGAACACCCGTCCCCGATGCGCGAAGCGCCGAGGTACTTACGTTTCGGTTGCTCCTTGTTCTTGGACTGCATGGCCGCGTCGATGAGTTCGACTACGGCGTCGCAAGACGGAATTTTTGATTCGGGTTTGAATTTCATCAGATGGAAAGGACTCTGGCTTTTATGGCCCGCTCGCGGAACTTCCAAGTCAGAAGACAGGAAGCCTTGTATTTTGTCAGGCTCATCGCGGACAGGGGGGTCAGTCCGAGGATCTCAAGTTGCTTTGCGGACGGGGGTTCGTGGAGCCAACGCTTTGACTTGCGGGCGGCGTCCCGGTCCCCGTGTTCGCGGAGGAAGTCGTCGGCCGAGGCGATGGCCTGGAGCCGGTCGGTGGTGACCCCGATCAGCTTGACCTGGGCGGAGTTGTCCAGCCCTCCGACGACCCATTCCTTGTCGTCGTGCCGGACCACCACGGCCCAGGCGGACATCGCGTTGGCCATCGTGACCATGCCGTCCCAGAAGACCTCCCAGCGGAAGGGGGACATTTCGAAGATCTCGACCTCGGTGAGGGTGAAGTTGACCAGGTCCTCCCGTTCCTCGGAGGCTTCCTTGATGCGTCGCTCGACGGCGTCGAAGATATGCTCGCACGTCGGGCATACCTGGAGTTGAGCCGGCACGTCCATCCCGCACGACGGGCATACCTTGATGGGGGGTTCGCCGTCTTCGACGGGCTGCAGCTTTACCTCGGTCTCGATGCCTCCGTGAGTAAGTAGTGAATAACCGAAGTCCATCACGATGCAGTCGGTCTTGATGACGCCCGGGTGTTTCTCGGGGTCCACCTTGCGGAGGCCGCGACCGATCATCTGGATCATCGTACTCTTGTAGGAGCAGGGGCGCAGGAGGACGACGCAGGATACGGTCTGGCAGTCCCATCCCTCGGTCAGGACGGCCACGTTGATAAGCACCTGGAAGTGATCGTGTTCGAACCCGTGCAGGACCTTGCGTCTGGCGTGGTCCGACAGGCCGCCGTGGACGATGTCCGCCTTGACGCCGGACTCCTTGAAGGACTGGGTCACGTGTTCGGCGTGTTCTACGGTGGAGCAGAAAAGGACCGTCTTGCGCTCGCCGGCCTTGGCCTTCCATTCCTCGATGACCCGCTCGGTGACGGCGGACTTGTCCATGATCGAGGCCACCGCGTCCATGTCGAAGTCGGCGATGGTACGACGGACGGAGGCAAGCTCACTGCGGAGACCGCAGTCGATGACGAAGACCCTGGGACGGACAAGGTTGCCCGCCTCGATGAGTTCTTTGACGGTGATGACGTCGGAGACGTTGGAGAAGACCTCCTTGAGGGCCTTCTTGTCCCCGCGTTGGGGAGTGGCGGTCACGCCCAGGACCTTGAGGTCCGGGTTTAGCTCCTTGGCGCGATCCAAGATGACGCGGTATGAGTTGGCGGCGACGTGGTGTGCCTCATCGATGACGATGAGGTCCATCTTGGGCATCGTTTCCAGGTTGTCAGGGCGCGAGAGGGTCTGAACCATCGCGAAAGTGGCGCCCTCGGACCAACGCTTGCGGTCGGCTGCGTAGATGTCGGAGGGGGTTTCGGGGGCTACCCGCTTGAAGGTGGCCCTGTTCTGGGACACCAGTTCGTCGCGATGCTGGATGACGAGGACCCGCATTCCGGGCTTCTTGCTCATCATCTGGTGGATCGCGGAAGAAAGCATGACCGTCTTGCCCGCCCCGGTGGGGGCGATGCCAAGGGTCTCTCCGCATTCGGCGATGGCCCAGAGGGCCTTCCGCACGAACTCCTGCTGGCGAGGTCTGAGCTTCATAGTGAAAACAAGACTCCGTCCGAGGTTAACCATGCAAAGCAGAGGGCCGGACGGAGCGACCGACTGAACGCCGATCTAAAAAGTGGGGGTGCGGGAGGATAGGCGACCCCAACAGTCGCGTCACTCCTGCATGAATAAGCGGAATTTTCCAGACCGACGGCTGGCTTGTCGCTTTTCATTCGCACCTTGGTTTTTAAAAGAACAGGCTTACCGGACCTTTTCATATATTACAGCGTAGATGAATAATACGCCAGCAATATATGGGCTGGGGATCCGATAAGCCTGCGAGGGGTTAGAACGGGTTGTTGCTAGGGGCCTTGGGCCAAGCGGGCTTCTGGACGCCGGTCGGAGCAGGGGTCGGCTTCGCCGTGAAGGCGGAACTGCGGGCCTGGTCGATGGCCTGCTGACCGCCGATCAGCTTCTGGTAGTCCTTGAATCCGCCGGAAGCGGGGTTCGGGGACAGCCATTCGCCGACCTTGTTCTTGTCGGAGTAGGCAGGGTCCTTGGACTCCTCGATCTTGACCTTGATGGCGACGCGCTGGCCGTCCATGCCGTTCATGATGTCGATGGTGGGCTTGCCTTCGAAGGCATTGTACGACTCGGGCTTCGCCGGCGTGAACCAGCCGCTCGATTCGAAGATGCGGGCGATGGACGTGATGCCCATCTTGCGCCACTTCTCGCTGTTGCGGTCGTCCTGGATGTCAGGGATCATGTCGAAGACCTTGCGGCCTTCGTGATCGCCACCGACGAGCGTCAGCGTCACCGGGTAGTAGGTGCCGCCGGTGCTGCCGGACTGCCTCGCGGCCTGGACCGTGAGGATGGCCCACGACAGGGTGCCGTTGGGGATGAGTTCCGGAGCCGAGCTGGCGCCGGAGGTGGGGGAGAACATGCTCATGTTTTCTTGGTTTGTGTTTGGGGGGGAATTACTTCGACTCTGGGAGAGTCGTGACGAGGGTGGTGTCGAGGCGTTTGCCTTCGCGGATCTTCTTCATCAGGACCTTGAGGTCGGGAGCTTCCAGCATCTCCAGGCGGCCGGAGCGGTCCTTGGCGGGGTAGCCCCAGGGGTTCTGTTGCTGACAGCACAGGGCGCGGAACATGGATCCGTCCTCGGCCTTGAAGTTCTGGAGGGTGATGACTTGGTCGAAGATGCCAGGGAGTTCGCGTCCGGTGGCGGCTCCTTCGACCTGGGGGGACCAAGTCACACGCTTCAGATCGTCTTCCTCGCGGTTAAGGATGCCGACCATGACGACGGACTTGTTGCAGTGCTGGAGGTGGGTGGTCCACCGCATCATCTCTTTCTTGAGGATGCCGTAGGCACCACGGGTGTCAGGCTTGCCGGTCTTTTCAGAGACGGCTTCGGGCTGCTTTTCGGCCCACTTGAAGCACTCGCGGGAGGCGACGGTGATGGAGTCCACGAAGATCGTCTCGTACTTGGACAGGTCGATGGCCTTGAAGGCTTCGGCAACGCCCTCGTAGTTCTGCTTGGAGTAGGCTCCGGTGGTATCGGACGGATCGTGACCGCCGATGTACAGGGCCAGGGCGCGAGCGACCTGCCAGGGGAAGGTGCCGTACTCCTGGGCGGTGGAGCGGATGTCGATGACGTCGCCGGGCCAGTCCTGGACGGCGAGGGTGCCGGCTTCCAGGTCCACGAAGAGCGTGGTATCCGGGTCGAGGGTGCGGGCGAGGGTCGTCTTGCCGACCCCGGAAGGGCCGAAGAGGGCGATGTTGATTTTCGGGACAGCCTTGAGGCGGTCGCTGGCTTTGATGATTTTCATGCGGTTTTGGGTTGGGAGATTATTCGGAGAAGGTGATCTTGGCTTCCGAGTACTTGACAGTCCTGGCCTCGATGAGGCGGTCGATGAGCTTGGCGTCGCTGATGGTCTTGAAGGTCTTCTCGGGGACCGAGAAATCGATCTTGAACGTGCGTTTGACCTGCTCGTAGGGCATCGTCGAAGCGATGGACTCCAGGGCGGCGGAGTCCCACTTGACGGTGGCCTTGATTTCGCCGGTGAACTTGAAGCCTTCGTGTTCGAAGGTGTGCTGACCGGACTGCTTGTCCTGCTTGATGAGGGCATCGAGAAGGACGGGTTCGAAACGACGACGGATCTCACCGTTGAGTTCCTCAAGCTTGCGCTTGGAACCCTCGATGTGGGTTTCGTGCATCGTGATGTACTGGCGGATCTCGCCGATAGACATCTGCTCTACCGGGCGGGGACCTTCAGTCGTGGAGGACTTGGCTTTTTTGTTTTTCATGTCGGTGGGGGGAAATGGATTCGCCGGCGTTGGGGGCCTGGCAGACCATGAAGTCGTTCAGATTGATGGGGTGCTTCTCGTAGGTGGCAAGTTCAAGAAGCTCCATGATACGGGAGTAAGGGATGCTCTTGCGCTCGCCCCACTTCTCGATCGTCTTGACCGAGAGCTTGTAGCCCCTGGCGTTCATCCGACGCCAAAGCTCGATGCGTCCGCCGAAGCGGGCGATGAGTTTCTTGATGTCGAGTGTCTGCGTCTTCACGGCGTTGGGTCCGATGGGAGAGACGTTGATCTACATACTGTAGGCCGTCAACGCGATAAAACGAAATACCTACAAATAGTCGCAACCAGCTGTTTTTCAGCGCCTTACGGCTTTCTTTTTCTTCGAAAACACCGGGGATGATGGTGCCAGTTCGGGCTTTTTGAGGGTGATTCGATAGACCATAGCCAGGGTGATCATAGCGATGCATACGGTGAACACGACCAACGCTCCCTCTGTGTCCCTGAATCCACCCTGTGCCGCGTTCAGTTGTTGTTCGGCGTTCGCAGAGTCACTCTTGATCACTCCATCTACGATGATGAGTGCCATAGCATTCGGGTCTGTAAGTGCTTCCCGGATACTTCCCATTATGAACCACAGCCTGACGCAGATCATGTCGGCAACGACGAGCGTACCGATGAGCGCCATCTCCAGGACGTGTACCGTCTTACTTCCTTTTGCGTCCACGTGATCCTCCTTTCTTCACCTTCGATATCTCCGATTCGGTCTTCGCTTTCACCCAGGCGATGGCGGCGTCAACAATGTGAACAGCGGCTGCGCCGGCGACCCCGATGCATGCGGTCTTCAGCCCCCTGGACATAGCCACTTCCTGTAGCCCCTGGTCCACCAGCCAGGCGACGATGCCGGCGGCTAACACGTGTCTGGCGGCCTTGCCCCATGTCATCGTGCCGTCGTTCGACAGCAATATCTTCGCCACCATCCCGGCCATTCCGATGAGGGATGCCGTGAAGCCGCCTTGTTTTAGCTGATCCACGAAAGACGCGCCTGCGTTTACTTCATCCGGAGGCTTCATCGACGTCGGTAACCCATCCTCCATAGGGCTTCCGCGATGATGGTCGCCGTGGCTGCCACGTTATTTTCAGCCATGTACGGACAG